CCGCGAACACGGGAGGAGATCGTCGGCGACATCGTAGAGGCCTACAAGGACACGATGTTCCTGGACCGCGAGCGCAAGGAACTCCGAGATCGGCTAAGAGCTATCACCGACAACGCAGCTCTGGAGAAGTTATACTACAGCACCAGGGTCCAGCTGATGCAGAGACGGCTCCTCGCGCTGGCCCGGAACCACTTCCCGGAGAAGATCGAGGACATCCAGAAGATGGCTCAATCGCAGTCCCTCGACGCGCTTGAGGCAACCTACGATAGCCTACAGAAGTCTTTAGAAGCGCCGCAGGAAGAGAAGCACCCCCAGGAAGAGAAACAGCCTGAGGAGAACGTAGGACAGGACACTAAGCCTGTTGAATCAGAGCCTACTGAGGCAAGCGACGAACTGTTCTGAGAGAGAGGGTGGGAATGGCAAAGACAAAGAAAGATGATCTGCCGGTAAGCGACCACATCTGCGACAACAAAACACTCTCGCAGACCGTCGCGTATCAGCACAAAACGATTGAGAAACTGCAAGAGCGCATCGCGGAGCTTGAGCAAGAGAACCGGCGGCTACGCGAATATATGGCTTATATTGCCGACGGATGCGAGTTCCCGCGACATCTCGCTAGGTATGCACTACAGGAGGAAAGAGATGAAGTATAGAAAGAAACCAGTCGTGGTAGAAGCAATGCAGTTTACCAACTATACCAAAGATCAGTGCTTCAATTTTGTGACCTGCAATAGGGTCGCTCGGAGAAATGAAAACGGTGAACCGGAGCTTGTAATTCAAACACTTGATGGTGACATGGTGGCATCGCTTGGAGACTGGATCATCAAGGAACCGTTCGAGCATTCAGACAGACGGTACTACCCCTGTAAACCTGATATCTTCGAGAAGACATATGAGCCACTACAGGAGGACAGGGATGACAAATAAAGAAATAGTCGAGCGGTTGCGCAAGATGTCCGTTAGTATTGCTGGGCGAGACATGCCTACGGCAATGGCAATAGAGGCATTTGCCAACGAACTCGATCCGCCGCGACCCGAGCCGGGAACGATAGTGTGGTGGCAGGACGCTGAGGATCTGTCAGACCCCGTGCTTGGTCAGGCGAACGAATACGGGTTTATTGAGATGTTTGGCACGGGTAAGGCATTGGATTGGCGGGAAATCAAATGGTGGCCCGCCCGCATCGCAGGGCCGATGCAGGAGATTGTAGATATACCGCCGGTGAGTGAGTGGCCAATGGCTGCTACGGATATACAAATGTTCTACGTAGACAAGAACCGACACTTTCTTTCCCCCTTCGGTCCTATCGGTCGCGTTATAACGCGCGATGAAGCGGTACACAAGGAGTGAGAGTTATGAACCTACTGAATCATGACAACGTACACACCGACAAGCTACAGGAGGACAGTAAATAACGGTGATGTGTGTAATGCCCGGCAGGGCGTCGCACCCCCGGAGGCGGTGCCACCTCTCACCTTTAGACAGGGCTGCGACTGTAACGCAGGCGGGAGCGGTGTCACAGGTACAATACCACCGGTGCGTACGACCGGGCCGCTCAGAACCGACGTACTTGGCAGTACGACGTAACTGCCCGTGGTGACCGGGGAACTGCGTAAGGATCACACCGGGTGCGTGGGAGGTTCGTCGGTGCGCCGGTAGCGACACCACCGACAGGCAGCGCGGGACAGCTACACCGACGGCTGCCACAGATACCAGCAGGGTGCGACGCCCTGCACCACGCANCNCCGTCGTTTCGGGCAATAGCTGGTTACTGTTGCACCTGTCCCNCGCGGTGCATGTGTTGCAGTTGTTGCACGTAAAGTCTTGTAATATAAAGACTTAAGCTGGACACGTGTTATATTTTGGTGTACGATTGTTTGTGGAGGCGTTGATTGCGCGGGCGCAAGCTGTCGTACACCAAAGAGCACAACGAGAAAGCGCTCGACTACATCGAGCGTTATGCTGACTATGGAGACGTGGTGCCGAGTGAGGCAGGGCTTGCTGTGCATCTCGGCGTGGATCGCAAGACTGTACGACGCTGGGCTGAGCGAAGTACGCAATTCCGCCACACGTTAGACAAACTAAACACCAAACAACATCAAGTTACGCTGAACGGGGGCCTTTCGGGTCAGTTCAACGCATCGATAACCAAGCTGCTACTGCACAACCACGGTTACTCCGACAAGCAGGCGCTCGAGCACACCGGCTCCGACGGTGGTCCGGTCGAGTTCACGCTCGATATGGGAGGAGCACGTGGGAACGAAGAATAAGTTCCGACGCCCATATCTCTACGACCAGCAGGCACAAGCGCTCTACAGCGATGCTCGCTACTCGGTAGTCGAGGCTAGCACCAAAAGCGGCAAGACTCACGGCGCGATCGTGTGGCTGTTTGAGCAGGCGAGTGTCAAAGGCAAGCCGGGTCGCAACTACTGGTGGGTCGCTCCGGTGTTTGCGCAGGCCAAGATTGCATATCGGCGTATGAAAGCTGCGATTCCGAGACACCTACGAGTAACCAACGAGACGGAGCTCACGATTACGCTGGTCAATGACTCGGTGCTGTGGTTCAAGGGCTCGGATCGTCCCGACTCGCTCTACGGCGAGGACGTCTACGCTGCAGTTATCGACGAGGCGAGCAGGTGTCGAGTAGACGCGTGGCACGCTGTACGCACTACGCTAACGGCAACGCAGGGGCCGGTGCGCATCATCGGCAACGTCAAGGGGCGCGGCAATTGGGCGTACCAAATGGCACGTCGCGCGCAGTCGGGGACGCCGGGATATGAGTACCACAAGATTACGGCCTGGGACGCTGTTGAGGCCGGGATACTCGAGCGCGAGGAGATCGAGGACGCCAAGAGCACGTTGCCTGATCGGGTGTTTCGCGAGCTGTATCTTGCCGAGGCTGCAGACGACGAGGGCCGGGTTTACTGCAACTTCTCAGCCGAGAACGTCGCAGAGCTGGAGGACGACGGAGGCGACGTGCTTGTTGGGATGGACTTCAATGTCAATCCGATGACGGCTGTGTTCGCGCAGCGTCGCGCCGACCAGCTGCATATCATCGACGAGCTTGTTGAGCGCAACTCAAACACACAGCGCATGGCCTCGACCATAGCAGAACGCTACGCAGGACGGCGGATCATAGTCTACCCGGATCCGTCCGGGCGCGCGCGTAAGACTGCCTCGACGTCGACCGACTTTGCTATCCTCGAGCGCTTCGGGTTCAACGTCATCGCGCTGAAGGCAGCGCCTCGCGTTGAGGACCGAGTGAACACAGCGAATGCAGCGTTCGCAACGAGCGACGGCACGCGCCGGCTGTTTGTGGACTCCAACTGCATGGAGCTGATCGAGGGATTGTGGGGGCTCTACTACAACGACCGAGGTGAGCCTGATAAGACAACCGGGCACGACCACATCACCGACGCGCTNGGNTATCTCGTGTTCTCGACGCTGCCTATCGTCGCAAACCGAGCACGGCGTGTGAAGGTCACAGGAGTATAGGATGCCAGTAGAGACGAGACACCCGGATTACACCAAGCGACGCAAGCAGTGGAAGCGCTGTCGGGATGCTGTTGAGGGCCAGGACGCAGTCAAAGAGGCCGGCACCGAGTACCTGCCGAGGCTCTCCGGCCATACCGAGAGCGAGTACCAGGCGTATAAGCAACGTGCATTTTGGTATAACGCCACGGCGCGCACGGTGGACGGACTCACCGGCCTGCTGTTTCGTAAGCCTCCGGTAATAGATGCGCCGGATACCATCGCCGACATACTCGAGGACGTCACAACCGATGGTCTTAGTCTGCAGGAGTTCGCCGAGCTCGCCGCTGAAGAGGTGCTCATCGTCGGGCGTGGTGGAATTCTGGTTGACTATCCTCGCACCGACGTGAGCGAGGACGAGTCGCAAGCAGACGTCGAGCGCCGCGGGGAACGGCCATATCTCTCGCACTATCGCGCTGAGTCGATCACCAACTGGAAGACCGGGCGTTACGGCAATCGTACGGTGCTCACGCTGGTGGTCCTGCATGAGTACTACGAGGATCAGAAGGACGAGTTTGAGAGCGAACGCAAGAGCCAGTACCGAGTGCTTCGGCTCGATGAGAGCGAGCGATACATCCAGCAGATATGGCGCAAGGTGCGCGACGATGACGGTCGTGAGCGATGGAAGGTAGTCGGCGAGTTAATACCTTTATTTCGGGGCCAGCCGATGGACTTCATTCCGTTCTATTTCCTCGGAGTGCGCGATGCGTCGCCGAACGCCGTGAAGCCTCCGTTGCTGGATCTCGCGTCAACGAACGTATCGCATTATCAGACGATGGCCGACCTTGAGAACGGCAGGCATTGGACCGGCGTACCGACTCCGTTGTTTATCGGTCGGTTCGTAACTGACGGTGAGGAGGTCGCCGAGGTGAAGCTCGGTTCGACTTCTGGCATTCAGATCGAGGAAGGTGGCGATGCAAAGTTCCTCGAGTTCAACGGAGCCGGATTGACGACGCTTGAGAACGGGGCGAAGGCGAAAGAGGAGTACATGGCTGTGCTCGGCGCTCGCATCCTCGCGCAAGAGAAGCGCATGGTTGAGGCAGCTGAGACGGCGAACATACATCGCGCCGGTGAGAGCTCGGTGCTCGCTGCGGTTGCTAACGCTATCAGCAAGTCATAACGCGTGCGCTTGAGTTTATGCTCGAGTGGCACGGCGTAAGTGCTGAGGTGACGGTTGAGATTAACACCGACTACGTGCCGAGCGAGATGGACCCGCAGATGCTGCAGGCGCTGCTCATGGCATGGCAGCAGGGCGCTATGGCGTTTACCGACCTGGTTGAAGCGATGAAGAAAGGCGAGATTCTGCGCAGNGAGCGTACAGCCGAGGACATNCAGCAGGANCGCGCNGATGANCCGGTGCCGTCCGGAGGATTGATAGAGTGAACGTGAACGAGGCTGTCAGAGATCGATCAATATCTCACGCTGTCTACATGGAGCGCTACAAGACGCAAGTGGTGCGCGAGATACTCGAGGCGATGTCAGACAGCGAGACGGCGCTGGTCGATGAGATTCGGCGCAGACTCGATGACAGGACGTTCACTAAGGTGCGTCTCGAGAGGTTGCTTGAGAGCGTGCGAGACATCATCGATGACGCGAACGTGGTGCTGCGCTCAAAGCTGCGCGAGACGATCAAGGACTTCGGCGAGCGCGANGCCGGTTGGATGATTCANATGCTCGGTGACGAGATCCCAGTCGAGCTCGACTTCACCCGGCCATCGCCACGNCAGATTTACTCGGCTGTTATCGACCGGCCTATTGAAGACCGGATGATTGGTGAGGCAATGCGCGGGATCGGGCCGAACCAGCGCCGACGAGTCGCTGCGGCACTACGTCGCGGGTTCATCGAGGGTCGGACGGTGCAGGAGATTACGCGAGATATTCGCGGCACGCGCGCGGCGCGGTATACCGATGGGATCCTCGCAAAGACTCGGCGTGAGATTGAAGGTCTGGTTCGNACCTCGATAAACCACACGCACTCGGTNGCGCGTGATGAGCTCTANAAAGAGAACNACGACTTGATAAAGGGCGTGCAGTGGGTTGCGACGCTCGACAAGCGTACGACGCTCATCTGCGCGAATAGAGATGGGCAGGTGTTCCCGGTCGACAGTGGGCCGCGGCCTCCTGCGCACTGGAATTGTCGAAGCACCACCACGCCGGTGTTAAAGAGCTGGCGTGAGCTCGGCATTGATTTGGATGAGGCGCCGGAAGGCACTCGGGCCAGTATGGACGGCCAGGTGTCTGACGCGACTACATACGAGGACTGGCTCAAACGCCAGGACGCAGAAACACAACGTGAGGTTCTCGGAGCCAAGCGCTACGAGAAATGGAAAGACGGCGAGAGTCTAAGCGGGTTCGTTAAGGACGACCGAACACTCACGCTCGAAGAGTTAGAACGATCGGCGTAGAGGACGCCACAGGAGAGGACTTGTAATGGACAAGCTGAAAGAGTTGCTGAAAGGAAAGCTGGGAGATGAGTACACCGATGACGTGGACCAGCAGGTCGAGGACGTTGTTGAAGAGTACACGCAGGCGCAGATCGAGAGCGAGACAACCAAGCTGCGTAAGAACAATGAGCGCCTGACTAAACAGCTTAAGGAAGCGCGTCAGGAAGGCGGAAAGGAGAACGTGAGCGAGCTCGAGGACAAGCTCGACGCGCTTGAGCAGGAGAAGGCGAGGCTCGAGAAAGAGGCCGAGAAGCTGCGTAAGTCCTACGAAAAGGATACGGCGAAGCTGCAAGAGCAGCTGCAGTCGGAGCAGTCGGCTGTGAGCGAGATGCTCGTCGATCAAGGCATACGCAAGAGCCTCACTGAGGCCGGCGTTAAGCCGACGGCGCTCGAGTACCTCATGCCGTATTTCAAAGGCTCTGCGCGAGTGCGCGCCGAGAACGGCTTACGTGAGGCTGTGGTAGAGGCGCGCGATGAGAGCGGCAACGTTCAGGAGAAGCCTCTCACAGAGTATATAAAAGAGTGGTCGCAGACCGACCACGCAAAGGAGTTTATGGCACCGGCCAAGAACTCCGGCGGCGGCGCCTCCGGCAGTAGTTCCGGGGGTGGAGATAAAGCCATCACTCGCGCGCAATGGGATGCGATGGGACACGCAGATCGTGCAGCATTCTCACGCGACGGGGGCAAAGTAACAGAGGAGCAATAGACTATGAGTAACACGCTTACCAATTTGGCAGCTGATATCTACAAGGCTGCAGACGTTGTTGGACGCGAGCTTGTCGGGTTCGCGACCAGCGTAGTAATTAACGGCGACGATTCGCAGCGGGTCGCGCTTAATGACACGGTGCGCTCGCACTTCACTCAGCAGCCNTCTGAGACTGTGAGCATCTCTCCGGCGATGACTATCCCGGAAGGCACCGACCAGACGGTTGAGAACAAGACGCTGTCCATCACCAAGGCCAAGGCGATTCAGATCCCGTGGCGCGGTGAGGAGATTCGCAGCGTCAACAACGGCTCCGGGTTTGATACGATCTACGGTGATCAGCTCACCCAGGCGATGCGCACGCTCGTGAACGAGATCGAGAGCGACCTTGCCGACGAAGCCTACAAGAACGCCTCGCGTGCTATCGGAACTGCCGGTACCACGCCGTTCGGATCGGACTTTGACGTAATCGCTGAGGTTCGCCAGATCCTCGTTGACAACGGCTGTCCGGCAGATCGGCTCTCGCTCGTGCTGAACACTGCAGCCGGCACTAAGCTTCGCAACCTCGCACAGCTGCAGCGCGTGAACGAGGCAGGCGGCAACCAGCTCCTGAGGCAGGGCGTGCTCTTGGACCTCCAGGGCCTCGCGATAAAGGAAAGCGCACAGGTGGTGAAGCACGACAGCGGCACTGCGGATAACGTCGACACCTCCGGAACTCACGAGAAGGGTGATACCGAGATCACCGTGAAGGAGAAG